CCACCGCAACTATTACATTTTCCATCTTGTAAATCTTTATCTGTTGGTGTTTGTTCATTACAGCCACAAAATAGTATAATTATTAAAATTAAAACTAATATTGATGATATGTATTTCATTTAATCGTCCTCCCGATAGTAATGGTCAGTTTCAATTAAATTATTGCAGGAATTACAAATATAGATATAATTGGTTTCATACTTATGCCCTATAGCTTGAGAATATTCATAGGTGCCACCGCACTTAGAACAAATTCCATTATTATAAAGTTTTATATCTTTCTTAGTTTCATTAGCCGCTATTCTAAGTAAAAACCAAAACCCCAAAGCTATAATACTTACACCAATTAAAATATTTTTTAAAAGACCTTTCATATTAAAACTACTCCCAACTATATTCTGGCTTATACTCCACTTCTTTAACTTCAAGTACTGGGTCTTCTGTCATTGCTGTCCCGCAACCATGACAAAAAAGCTCATGAGATGGGAAACGATAATTATCAAAACTAGCACAACCGCACTTACTGCATCTCCAACATTCACCTAAAAGTGTTTTATCAGAATATCGCCTTACTGTAAAAATCCAATGTCCATTCATATTTTATCTTTCTCCTATTTCTTTTATATTAAGTAATTCAGCTAAATTTTTACTCTTCATTCCTTTAAAATAATCGCAAGCACAACCTACTTTTTCATCTAAACGAGCAAATAAATATCCTTGAATAGGTTTAATATAAGACTGAGCCCGCAAAGCGAAATCTTTTCTCTTACCATAACCTTTTACTACATCATATGCAATATCAGCTTTTTCATATAAATCTCTAATTTTTTGTAAAATTTCATTTACATAAGTAGTATGCTCCGGAAAATAAGCAAGAAAATCATCTAAAGTATCAGTTTGCCAAAGTCCAACAATTTTAGTAACAGTTAAAGGTCCATTGCCGCGCAACTTATGCCTTTTAAGATACTCGTCTCCTTTACACTTGATGCGCAAAAAGCTACCATTTTCCATTTGTCCATAAGCGCATACAACATATCCTTCTTCATTTTCGCCCATTTTATGACAAGCTTCTAGCACATCATCTAAATTGGCATAAGAATAAAATTTCGGCTCCTTAATCCAAGGACAGTTCATCGCTAAATCAGTCTCAAACTTATTTTCCTGCATATCAATCATATTGCGACGACCAAGATAATATATAGCAGGCGCGCTATAATGAACAACTATGGGGTTATATTCGGGATGTACCATTTCAAACCAATAAGTATAGTCCTTATCCAAAATTGAAATGAAATCTTCAAAGGGGGTATATTTTCGGATTATAGAACAAAATACTTCACCATAATTGCTATCGCCGCATTCAGCTTGAAATGCATTTATCGTTCCATTAGTAGAAATATGCCATCCATTATGATACCAGAGCCGCATAATAGAGCCATCAACTTTCTCTTGAACGGATACACGCTTGCTCCAATCTATCTTCTTAGTAGAAGCATAGCTTTCTCCCCAGTTACCAAATTTATCCAAAGAGCGGCAAACGCATTTCCACTCATTATGTTCGCAAACAAATATAGAGCCACGCGCTTCAATTACCTCTGGAAGCGCAAAATTAGACTCTATCATATTATATTTAAGCAAAAAGTAATTACCATCTTGCTTAATTTCCAACGAATAAGGTTTTGCCGCGAGCCTTTTCTGCCAATCTGCATACTTATTCATAAATTTTACTAAATACATAATTTCTCCTTACCAAGAAATTGTCCAGTGATATTTCTCTCTATTAAACTTAATTTCGTATCCAAAAACTTCTAGTGCAGTACATAAATTCAAATAGCGCGCATTTTCATCCTCAATTTCTAATGTATTAAATCCATGAATAGCTCTATCTCTAATTAGAAATTGTAAATGCTCCCATGAACCAAGTCTATCTTCCTGTACTTTCTTTGTTAGTTTCTTAGCTTTCTCAGCTGTAAACATACTCATCATCTCCTTTTTCTAATCTAATTATACTTTAATTTTTACTAAAAGTCAAATAAAATTCACCAGGCAACGGTGCGATTAGCGGCGCAGCCGCGTTTCGCAGCGTATGCCGGTGGTGAGCTGAAAATCGCGAAGCGATTTTCTGCGAACGAAAGAATAAAGCATGGGAGATATTTCAAAAGGGTACATCCTTTTAGAAAAGAAAAGAAGGGAAGCAAAGAACTTATAAGTTAGGAAAATGGGCGAGGTAGGGAAATTTTTTAAAATTTCTTATTTTTCGGGTGGTGGAGAGGTAGGGAGGGAAGGGTAGGGGTATAGAATGGGGTAGTGCGCCAAATTTTTACTTTTGTCAAATATTTGACAAAAATTTTTTATTTAAATTAAATAAAAATAAAAAATAAAAATTAAATAAGATTAAATAAAATAAATTAAAAATTTTTTATTTCGCAATTCCCTCGATCTGTCGCAGGACGCTGTGCTAGCTTATAAGCTAGCTTAGTTATTATATATATAATATTATATATATAATATATATAAGAAAAATGTGTATCTTTTTTCGACTACCTCCTTATATAGGGGTAGGGAGGTAGTCAGAAAATGTTACAAATTTTTATTACAGTTTTCTTTTAAATATTTGACTTTTTTTGAAATTTATGATATACTCTTTTTAAGAAAATAGGAGGGAGGAAAATGATATCAGCTAAAACAGTAACAGATTTACAAGAACAACAAAAATTAATTTTTCGTCGCGGTGACTATAATATACTTGATTGTGGTATCCGCACGGGCAAAACATACTGGGCAATAAATAATCTTGCACAATTTACGCGAGATGGGAATTTAAATCGTGTATTATTTTTAGTAGATACATCCGCACTTAAAGACCAGCTTATACAAGAATATGGTGATAGTTGCGTAGAAGCTGATGATATGTGGATTAAAGATCCTAATACTTGGTCTATTGAAAGTAAAAAAATAGGTGTAATGTGCTATCAAAAATTAGGGCAAATGGCAATTAAAGAAAAGTTATAGTGGTTAGATGAAATAGATGTCATTTGTTGGGATGAATGTGATAGTATATTTGACTTTGCAACCGAAGCTTTTATTAAGGCGCGCAAGCACGACTTTAACAGGCCAGGAACTTCTAATGCAGAAGTATTATCTGTAATTCAAGAATTTTCTACTCGTAAAGATTATATGCCTCTTATATTATTAGGAGCATGGGAAAAACTAATTGAAGATGGCCGGATTATGTGTATCGGTCTTTCAGCTTCTCCTGAGCGCACCTATGTGTATTATAAATCATTAGTGAGCGCTAGTTATCAGGGTAAGTTAGAAGTTGGTTATCGTATTGCGCATGACGTTTATTTCTGTAATGTAATAGAGCATGTAAATCAACTTGAACCAGAATTAGGAAAGGGATATTGGTGCTTTTCACCATTTATTGAGCCAAATCAGAGATTGGTTGAAGCAGCTCGTGCACGTGGATTTAATGCGATTGAACTGCATTCTCCCAATAACATAGAAAAACCCATGACTCAAGAGCAGCTTAGGGTTTATAATATGGTGGTAGCAACAGGAATGGTGCCACCAGAATATGATTTTGTAATAGTAAATAAAGCCCTGGCCCGCGGCATTACTATCGTGGACCAACGCTTTAATCATTTAATTATTGATTCTATTAATCAGGTAGATCGTATACAAGCAGCTCGTCAAACATTTCAATATTAGCGACATTTAAAAGTATTTGCGCCACAAATACCAGAAGAGTATTTGAATACTTGGCTTCCAGTAGAAAAATGCCGAGAATTAGCAGAGTATATGGCTGTGCCAGAATTAGATAAAGCTAATAAAAATACCAGTCGTATGATGACTTGGAATAAATTAAAAGATTATTTACCAGCTATTGGTTATACTATTGAACAAAAACGTAAGCGGTTTAATGGTAAATTAATGCAAGCTTATTACATTACCGGTGAATGGCATGATGTCGAGCTTGTAGACAACAACTTTTTGCAGCTCGTAGAAGCTAAGTCCCAGCTGGCCGGGGAGTAACCTGGCCAGTTTTATTTTCCCAGCTTATATGGTTCCAGCTCCTGTGTCCCAGCTGGCCAGGAAATCTACTATTTTAGAGTGGAATTTGTGCTGGCCAGAAAACCTCATACTCTCTCTCCTTTCTGTAATATAAGTATAACATAAATTTAACCTTCTGTCAAATAGTTGTAATATGTTAAATTTACAAGAGTTTAATTGTTGACTTTTTGTTAAATTTCAGGCCGGTAATTTCTTAATCTCGAATTTACATTCGCCGGGCGATTTCTTCATCAAAATTTAACTTGACTTTTTTTTATTTCCTGCTATAATTAAACTATCAAAGAAAGGAGATAACACCTATGCAGAATCTTTTGAAGGAAACTATTGAAACCATTCAGGATTATGAATTTAATTGGCCTGTAGATGTTGACTATATTAAAACTTGGAATGATATTGAAATTCCTATTTCTCTTTTTGAAAAAGTTGCCGACCGTGAATATGATAATGGATATGGCTGTGCAGAAGTTGACCAAAATTTGATGATTGTTATGAAGAATGGAGATTATTTTGTACGTGATGAATATGACGGTGCGGAAAGCTGGGAATATGTTTGCGTGCATCCTACGCGGCCCACTCGTATTGCGAAAGAGTATGACCCTTTTATGTAAGCGCGAAAGCGCTTATTTTATTTTATGTTAAGTCTCCGCCCGGCCCGAAACTTAACGCGAAGTTTACACTTCGCGTTTTAGTTCCGCAACTCGTTTCAAAATCTTAAAGCATTGTACAGTATGCACAATGGGGCAGAAGTGGATGTAGAGAAAACTACGAATCGGCATCAAGAAAATTTTACCACTTTCTCGGAAAACTGTTATCGTTGCGTTAAGCCAAAAACCAACCATGAACAGAGAAGAAGTAACCCAAACAGAGATTGCGAAAATAAGCACAAATTTCAACATAGCGGTTATCCCCTTTCTTTTTCTGGATATATTATAGCATATTTGATTATTAAGAAGCAACATATTTATGGTAAAGTTTGTGTAAAGTTCTGGCCGGGCAAGATGTTAATATAGATTTAACTTGACTTGTGGCAAAAATTATGATATTATATATACAGAAATTGAGAGGAGAAATGAAATATGCGTGAAGTATCTGTGTTTTATTCATTTGATGATAGAGAGTTTTTTGATCGCGCTGAATGCGAAGCTTACGAGCGAGAAGCTATGCAACATCTGCGAACTGTATGGGCTTGCTACGCTTTTTATGGTAGAGATGGTCGCAGGATGTTTGCGCCGTTAACTTCTAATAATATAGAAGATTGGATGGTTTGGCTTTGCACAGTTGGCGATATGGCAGACAGAATTCTTATAATACGGCAATTACCACAAGATACTGTGGATTTTCTGCGATATCAGGTTGGTTATTGTATTCTTCCTGAAGATTTCGATTATTTGACTGGCGATTTCCAGTATAATTGGAAGCGCTGTGAATGGGTTAAAGTGGATGAATAATCCACTTTAATTTTTTATTAAAATGCTGGCCGGCCCATTTCTTAACATAAAATTAACGACCATCAAAGATGGTCGTTAATTTAATTTATACTTCCTTTATATCAGTTTCATCACTAAAGATATAATTAACTTCATTCTGATACGTGCGACCGCAAGTAGGGCAATGCCAAGTATTAAATTGCGTCATAATAGACGAACCGCCAAAGTCCTGATAGGTTTCAATCTCAACCAGTTCCAGTTCAGTGTCACAATGAGGGCAAACGTAATCCATAATTAATTATACTCCTTTCTTTAATAGCAAAATTGAATAATATATTTTTGAGGAAACCAATCTATTAAATCAATAATATGATATTCATTTAATTTTTGCTCTAATTCTTCTAACTCTGCTTTATCCCAATGAATTTCATTTATATTTATTACGTCTTTAGCAAAAGTTTTAGACAAACCAAGAAACCAATCTCCACCAGTCCAAGCGTTAAGTTGATGCAAATAAGAATCTGAAAAATCATACATACTATCTTCATCAAGGAAAAGTTCGTTAATGGATATTAACATTTTGTCAGAAATGATAATTCCATAACACACTCCAATAGAATATTCAACCATAATGTTTGACCCCTTTCGTTTTCTTGAATATAGTATAGCATAGAATGAAGTGGAAGTCAAGTTAAAAGAATGTAAACTCTGGCCGGGCAAGTTAAAGAGGACTAATCATCCTCTTTAATTATTCCTTTTTCAAATTCCCAATCTAATACATCAGACACAATTTCCGCAGAAAAGGTTTCGCCATTATCAGTAGTGAACTGATAGGTATAGTCCCCAATATCTTCAAAGGAAACAACGTTACTTGATTCTTTGAGATAGTATTCAAGCGCTTTGCGCGCTCGCGGGATAGAAGTGTAAGAACCAAACAGACCCCTGCCGTAATAGTTAGAAAGAACAGTGTAAATCGTCATAGCATTTTACTCCTCTCTTGTTTGTATATATAGTATACTACAATTTATATTAGATGTCAAGTTAATTTTTGATTAAGGTTCGACCGGCCCGATTTTTAACATAAAATTAAAGAAGGGGATTACTCCCCTTCCTTTTCCTTCTTGGCGGCTTCGCGCTTCGCTTTGTCCTTCGCGGCCTTTTCCGCACGCTCCGCGGCTTTCGCGGCCTTCTTCGTCTGCTTGTCCTCGTAGTCCGCAATCTCGGACGCCATCAGTTCGTCCGCGGTAACGTCCTCGCGCTGCTCCGCAACGATGACGCCCACACGAGCGTAACGGCGTTCGCCGTTCACGTCCTCAACGATGCAACCGTACTGGCGATCATTGATCTTGTGGAAGCCCTCGATGTTGGCGACGTTCAGAGCGTTGAAGATAGCGGTGCGGATGTTGGAATCGACGATAGCCTTGGAAATCTTCATAATGTAAGCCCTTTCTGGTTTGTAAGAGTTTTCCTTCTCTTATTGATTATATTATATCATGGAACTTGAGATTTGTCAAGTAAAAAGTTCTTTAAGTTTAGCATTAGCTTTTTCTTTTTCGCGCGTAATGCTGTAAAGTCGATTTGCTTGACACCATTCACAAGAGCCATGATTGCGGCAGGAACGATCAAAACGCCGAGTATCATAATAGGGTTTGCGGTGTTCTTTGCCCGATTTGATTGCTTTATCCAACATTTCCTTTCCCCTCCTGACATATATAGTATAGCAGAATTGGATTTGAAAGTCAATAGGTTTACAAAGATTTAACCTGGCGGGCCGGGTGAAGAATTAACATAAATTTAAAAGAGCCTTATGGCTCTTTGTGCCGCCATTCAGGGTGTTTTATAAAACGAATAGGGCGAAAATAATTTGCGAGTTCTTCATCTGTGTTTTCTTCTACTTGGCGCAAAAGAGTTTTAGTTATTGAAATAGGCATAGAATAAAGCATATAATATACAGTAGTTTGGTAAAGATGGGTGCGTCGAATAAGCCAACCAATCAGCCAATTTTTAAAATTTTCTTTCCACATATTATTTCCCCTTTCGTTTTCTTTATATATTATAATCTTTTCAAAGAGGAAAGTCAAGTTAATTATATGTTAAAATGCTGGCCGGGCGATTGTTAAGCGGACGTTAAGTCCGCTCAATCACCATGAGAACCTCGCCAGTTTCGGCAGAGCAAATATCGGCATAGGCGAAGTTGTGCTTAACAAGAACTTCGCATACCTGCTCCGCGATGTCATCCATCTGACCGCAGTCATTACAACGCAGAGTGATACCATCTTCGGCGTAGAAAGTGATGGTAACATGAGTAGCATAAGTGTGACGAATGTTGATAGCCATAATCGGTATCCCCTTTCTTTTTTCTATAATAATTATACTCCTGAATTTGAGAAAAGTCAAGTTAATTTTTGATTAAAATCGTGGCCGGCCCGCGAGTTAGTGGTGACTAACTGTTAAGAAAAAGAAAAGGGCTTACGCCCTTTTCTTAACCTATCAGGCGATAGGTGTTCGCGCGTCCCTTGGTTTCGGTCTTGACGAGTTCGTCCTTCATCTCGCGGATGAGGATGTTCCGAACCTTGGGCGCGCTGAAGTCCTGCGGCAGTTCGCCCTTGGCAACCTCGAACAGTTCCTTCGCGGTGATGTCAGAGGTCAGATACTTGCGGAGAACAGGCGCGACAGTGGAAACGAGTTCGGCACGAGCCTTGGCAGTCTTTTCCTTCTGAATCGCGGCACGCTTCGCCTTGGCTTCGTCACTGGAAGTGTGGGGCTTGGAAACCTGCGCGACCATCTTGGTCAGAATTTCGCGGACTTCGGTCTGTTCGGAGGGGACAAAGGTCAGAGCGGTAGTCAGAGCCATAGCGCGAGTCATAGTGTTCTTCATAGTGTTTCCCTTTCTGGTTTTTTAAGGCTTGTTCCTTGCCTTTTGTGTATTTATTATATCAGATTTGGGAGCATTTGTCAAGTTAAGACTTTGTGAAGTTTTTTTAACTTCCTTTCTTTAACCTCTTGTTTCCCTCTCTGATGTAATCATTATAGCAGATTTTTCAGAGTTTGTCAAGTTAAGAGTTTGTTGAGAGGGGTGGGACTTTCACCCGATTGTCTTGAGGTTTTCTTGCCCTCTCAACAATAATAGTATAGCAGAATTTCAGTCCAAAGTCAAGCATTATTTTTTCGATTTAACATAATCTTAACAAAGCGGGCCGGACAAGTTTTTAACATAAAATTAAAGTAGCAATAAACTGCTACTTTGTATCTATCATATCTATTGAGTAAATATCATCAGTATCAAAATAAACTTCGTCATAATCATCATCTTCATGATTACGTTCAGTATTTTTGATAGTGAGAATAAAATCATTGTGAAGAACATCACTAATGGCTTTTTGAAGATTGCCCATTAGTTCTTGCCGCAATTTTTCACGCTCGTTTTTCTTTCGATTTTCAAGTTCTTCTGTAAGATTCGCAATCGCAAATTCAAGGTCTCGTGTATAAAGGGAACGTCCTTCTTCCAAAAATTTAGCAAGATAAAGATTATTCATTATACTATTGTCTCCCTTCATTTGATGTATTTATTATAGCATACTTTGTTTGAGAAGTCAAGTTAATTCCATGTAAACTTTCGAACCGGCCGAATTTTAACATAAACTTAAAGTAGAGGTTTAAACCTCTACTTCGTGGGGAAGAAACTGGTTGTCATCATCTTTGTCCTCAATGGGTTCAGAGACAAGAGCTTTGAAACCCACAGTGTTAAGTTTCTTTATGGTCTGCTTGGCTGCGCGCTTGCGCTCCTTTTCCTTTTCTGCGCGTTCGGCTTTTTCCTTGCGCTTGACGACTTTATCTGCTTTATCTGCCTTGACAAGTTCCCATTCCTCATGGGCTGCGTAACCGTCATAGGCATCATAACCGCCATCCCCATTGCGAGTGCCGCGAGGGATAGATACCTTAATCAGCGCAAACTTTTCGTTACCTTCGGCATCCACGACAGGCATGGTCAGTTCGCTTGCGCTAACGTCCATAACATCGGCTTCATAACGTTCAGACAGGAAAGCGGTCATGGCGGCGAGAATATCATTGCGGATAGCGGTTTCAAGGGACGCTTTGCTCTGTGCCATAGTGGCTAGCTCCTTTCGTTCTCTGTGGTTATAGTATAGCAGATTTGGGGAGAGAAGTCAAGTTATTATTTAGTTAAGCGTTTGTTAATGTCCCAACAATCCCAAATTAGTAGAACAAGCGCGAAAATTACCAACCTAAACATTTGACTTTCTCCTTTCGATTTCTATATTTATTATACATCAAATTTTGAAAAAAGTCAAGTGATTTTACAAAGATTTAACAAAACGGGCCGGCCCGTTATTAACATAAAATTAACGTGCCGCCCTAAACAGAAGGGCGGCAAGCGTAGTCAATTATTACGGGATTATTAAATTCATCAAGTCCCCAGTTCCAACTGTGAAGATCGCCAATATTATCACGCAACCAATCATATTCATCTTCGGTTAAGAATTCATTAATATCTTTATATTCGTGTTCTTCGGCTCCGATATGGTCAACACGCGGCATAATGAAGAAATAGCGATTGCGGTGGTAGATACGAAAAATTGGGGCAAGCAAATGGGCGTAACCAGTGGACAGAGAACGCTTATAAACGCGGAATTCATCTTCGCATCCGCCAATGGTTTCGATATTCTCAAAATCGTAATCCCATTTGATAACGAAATCTTTACCTATGACAACTATACGAGAGGAGCCAGAAGTTACGTCTGCTTGTTCTCCAGTATCATAATAGACTTTATCGGTAGCATTTTGCACATCTCGCCAATAAGTCCAATCGTTCACGTAGTGAAACAAAATGCGGAGATAACGGTAGGCGCGCATCTGATAAGTCATATTTGATTACCTCGCTTTCTGTATCTATTATAATAGAATTGAAGTAGAAAGTCAAGTTAAGTTTGTATTAAATGCTGGCCGGCCAGAAAATTAACCTGTTGTTTATACAACAGGTTCGTCATTCATTTTGAGGCGCTCAATGCGCCAAGTGCTTTTGCTGGTGAAGATTAGCCAAACAGGCTCACTCCAATCCCAATCGTAGACAATTTCATCAAAAGCCGCGATACATTTTTGCGCCGCGATCATTGCCTTATCGAGAGTGTCAAATACACCCCAAACACCTTCACAGAGTTCAAGTTTACCAAGAGTAGAAGAAAGAGAAAGAATGTAAGTATCCATATTAATCTTTATCTCCTTTCATAGCATCGCGGCAAATTTGCTTGCCCTCTTTGCGCTCGTTTTTCTTGTTCTTTTTCTTTGCGGGCATCACAGAGGGGCGATAACCAACCCATAACTCACGATTCTGATTTTTCTTCTCCATTTTCTTCGCTCTCCAATTCTTCTATTCTCGCCCAACAAGCACATCCAAAGTTATGATTTAGAAAACTATCATCAGGGGAAAAATGATTTTGCCATAGATACCTAACTTCTTCAACATCGTTCAAACTTTTAATAAAATTATAAACGGCGGTTTCGTAGTCAGGTTGGTTTAATACTGCGTTATAGTAACGATTGTCTAAGGTGTTCATACTATGTTTCCCTCACTTTCTGATATAATTATACATGATTCGCGCACAGAAGTCAAGTTAAGATTCTGTTAAACGGCGGGCCGGGCAAATGTTAGGGAATGGTTAAATAAATTGCCAATGAAAACCTCCTGTAGTTTGACGTTTATTATTACAAACAGCACTAATATTCTGCTGGCTAAGCCCCGTTTTTCGCGCGGCTTCGCTAGTAGATTCATAAATTATATTTGTCTCAATACATTTTACTTTTTTCTTTTTAGTATCAAATGCTGTGCCATAATTATTATTATATTTACTATCACACCATTCTAAATTAGATAATTCATTATTTTGTTTATTCTCATCTTTATGATTTATCATTGGTAAATTTAATGGATTTGGTAAATAAGTCTCGGCTACTAAGCGATGGATTGATTTAGTAATTCCTTTGGGATATTCATCACTATATAAATTAACAATTAAATATCCACTACTATTAATAGATGGTTTTAAAAATAAATTATTCTTTTTGCTCCATATTTGGCCTTCTGTAGTTACAAAATAATTAGGAAAATTTTGTATGGGTTTCATATTATCACCTTATAATAATTAATAGTTATTGAAAAAATCGGTTGTTTCATATTCATCGCAACCTAAATAGGGATTGTAAAAACTTTCATCTACGTCATCGGGAATATCCCCGAATTCATCGGTGCCCGCGAAAGTCACCGTGTTATCATAGTCATCATAGATGACTTCATCGGCAACAAAGCGGTCAGCGGCATAAACGATAGTCGCATCGGAGGGCAGAGTATTCAGGATGGCAATCAGTTCCTTAACGGTCATAATTCAAATCCCCTTTCTTTTTGTAACTATAGTATAGCAGAATTTGTAGTCGAAGTCAAGTTAAGAGTGTGTAAAATCACGGCCGGCCGAGAATTAACATAAAATTAACAGGGAGCATTAGCGCTCCCCGCTTAATATTCATCCAACAATTTCTTTTAATTCCCATAACGCCGCCGATTTCCTCAAAGCACTTAACAAAGATTTCACATTCAATCTTTACATCGTCAAGCCCTTTATGTTCCTCTGTAAAGTTTGCGTTATCCGTTAAGAAAGCGTAAACCGTTTCTGCGGTGGCTCGGTAGTTCTTGCCATGATTGGAAAAGTGGCGGTTAGTCTCAGCAAACGTCCGATATTCTCCACGCTGGCAAACAGAATTACAAGCCATATTCCAAATACATATAAATTCGGTAGAGTAAGGGAAGAAATACCGATATTTAGATTTGGTTAAGAAACGGAGAGTTTTGTTAAGCGCGTTCCTGTCAAAATTTGCGTTATACGCCGCGATAGTATGACAGTTAAAACGCTTCATAATGTTAAGAATACGCCGCTGTGCTTCCATAAAATTAACCATTTCACGCTTGCCTTGTTGAATGTCCGCAACGTATTCAGGAATCTTATCAGCGTAGTAGGCTTCCTTTACAATCTCGCGTTCGTAAACGAAAATATCACGAATCACGAAAGAACCTTCTGCGTAAACTCTACCAAAAAGGTCTATAATACGCCAACCAATGTCATACACCAAAGCATCATCGAGGGAGTTAGCGGTTTCTACATCCAAAACGAGGACAAATCGGTCAGTGAGTTTCCAAATCATAACAATGAGTTCCTTTCTTCAATTTACAATTACATTATAGCATTTGAGAGAGGCAAAGTCAAGTTAAGAGTTTGTTAACTCGCGGGCCGGGCAAATTAAATGATTGTTAACTTTCCGCCCGGCCCGATTTTTAACCTAATTTTAACAAAATGAAATTGTAAAAAAAAGAAAGCCCCGAAGGGCTTTATTTTTACTTCACCGTGTAGGTGAAGGCGTTCTTGCCGTTATCGTGCTTCACGATCTCGTCGTTCCAGTAGTGCAGGAAAGCGTACTGAACCTTGGCCGCGGTGAAGCCATCAGGCCACTGACCCTCGCCTTCGCTAAACACATCCTTAACAGTCTTGGGCACATCGTTCAGGATGCTGAAAGCGACTTCCTTAGCCATGTCATACGTGCTCTTATTCGCGTTTCGCTTCTCCTGCATCCGATTCCACTCGGCATTGACCTCGTTCCGCAGGGTGTCCATGTCCGCAACAGGCTGACCATTGACCATAGCGACGACCATCTCAAAAACGTTCTTCTTCATAGTGTGAATTTCCTTTCTCGTTTGTAGGGTGTCGTTCCCTTTGATGTATTTATTATAGCACTTTCGCGCTGTAATGTCAAGTTAAGATTTCGTGAAGTTGGTGCGCGTGGTGAGAATTGAACTCACGACCCCAAAATTAAAAGTTTTGTGCTACTGCCAACTGAGCTACACGCGCTTATCCTTTCAACATATTTATTATACCATGATTTCTAGTCGTTGTCAAGTTAAAAATTTGTTGAGAGTTTTACAGCAACGGGCTCGAACCGTGTTTACGCCATATCCGATTACCAACCAAGGGACTGTAGGAAGAGGAGAACGGAGTTGAACCGTGTTAGGTCTTTTTGGGCGTTATCGAATCCTTCGGACACTCTTCCCTCTCAACGAATATAGTATACCAGAATCGCGACAAAATGTCAAGTATTTATCGTGTTAAGAAATTGTTAAATCACGGCCGGCCCGAATTTGTTAAGTTTTTGTAAAGTGCTTGACTTTGGGCTTGGACTCTGCTATAATATAAGTGTTTCAAGGGCAGAGGTAAGGACGACGTAAGTTAGGTGATGGGGACATCACAAAAGTTAATCAGGAATTAACTTGACAAACGCCGCTGAATCTGCTATAATAGATACATCGAAAGGACAAGGAAAAGTCCTAAAAACCAGAAAGGGTTATGATATGGCTATGAACGCGAATGAGATGAAGTCCACCGCTCGTCAGATGACTATCGCCGCGATTATGCCCTCGCTGATGGAGAACGATGCTGTGAAGTTTGCGGATGGTTCTTTCGCCATTCTTCAGACGGTAGATGGTCAGGAGATTTGGACTGAGGTTTCTGTGAAGTCCAAGGCTTTCAAGGACACCAAGGTTGCCAAGGCTTTCGACCCCTTTGAGAAGGCTCAGGAGTGGGAGACTGAGCGCAAGATTAAGGCTGATGCCAAGGCTGCGCGAGATGCGGAAAAGGCTGCGAAGGTAGCCAAGGCTAAGGAGAAGGCGTAAGCCTTCTTTTTTAACATTGAGTTAGTGTAAACTAACTGGCCGGTGCAGTCATAATTTAGTCATAATATAAAATTAATTCTGTCCTTGCTTTTTAGGATAATTTGAATTATAATATTTGTAGAAAGTGAGGAATGAATATGAAACGAAATCGTAAGTCTTTTGATTATCGAATTAAGATGTGGTTTTATCGGCTGACGATAAAAGACGTTAATAAAATTGCTTGGGCTATTTTTAGTAACATTGGTTTATTTATTACTGGTTTGGTTTTATTTCTTTCTATTTTTCTTCTGCCTGCGTTTTTACATTAAATTAACGCGGGCCGGGCAATTAACGTAAAATTAAAATTAGCGGCATTGCCGCTAATTACAAATGTCTATAGAAAAATCTTGATCTGGAGAAAGAAAACACATATATTCATAATTATCTTCGTTTTGTAGACTAAAACTAAAGCCTGCGTTTTGAATTGCTTTAATAGTATCGTGAAGATTACTTTTGAGTTCTTTAACTTGTTTTTCTTGTTTTTCTCGTACTTGCTTTTTAATTTCGATCTGAAGAAGGTTAGTTAACGTTACAAGATCACTGGTATTAAGGTTCGCGGTCTTAGCTTCGTCCATAACCATCTGAAAAAAATCATTCATAATCAATTTCTCCTCCCATTTCTTTTATGAAATTATAAATTGCTTCATAATCTTCACGATAACGATAGCGGTCAAAAATGTTAATTCGCGCGCGCCGAATTTCAAACGAACCAGATAAAGAGCGAAGCCAATCGCGCATCGCATCAAAATCATACATTTTAAAAGTCATATTTTCCATCCCCTTTCTGAATATATAATAACATATTGGAAGGGAGAAGTCAAGTTAATTAATTGTAAAATGCTGGCCGGCCCGTTAAGTTAAAATCCTGTTAAGCCATTAGGCTTGACAGGATTTCCATTATCATATCGGGGTGATAGGCTTCACCGCCCCAGTTGTCGCGGTTCAGGGCTTCATCATCGAACAAAATACCTTCGCCGCAAATTTCCCACTTATCACGACCATAACTTACAATGTTAATGGCGTCCCAGTTCACAGAATTGAGATGTTTGTGGAGCCACCACAGCTTCGCCGCGGTTACAGCTTCATCATATTCGGGAGTACTGGATTTTGACAGCCAGCTAATGATACCGATTTTATAGCCTTTGCGCTGGAGCTTATTCAGCTTGCGCGCAAGCGTATTCATATTAACCAGCGGAGCCGCCAGCTTGTAGGGCGTGGGGTCAGACGCAATCAACATATCCAACCAACCCTCGACCTCATAAAACCGATTCAGAGTTCCATCCATATCGAAATAAATCCACTTGCTGTCTTTCATATTATTGTCTCCTCTCTCTTTCTTGTCTATATTATACAATACTTTGGAGATGAAGTCAAGTTAAGATATTGTTAATTGCCTGGCCGGGAAAGTTCTTTACTCTTTTTTAACTAATGCCCATCTTAATTTTTCGCCCGTCTTTGGATGCTTGCCCGCACTTTTTCGTTCGCCTTTTAATACTTTACTAATATTTGGTTGCGGGATATTATAATGGCGTCCTGCTTCACTAATTGAAGAAAAAATTTCACCAGTAGTTAAACATTGTACTTTTTGGCTATTAGCGTCTGAACCCGCTTTGATAAAACGTGCTACTTGTGCGGCGTGCTCTTCTTGATGCTCTTGTTGCCATTTTTCTTTTGCTTTGTTAACATTTATCATATGCTCTTTTAATTCTTCTGGGTGAGTTTTCCAATATTCATGGGCGGCTTTAAGCATGTTGTTAGTTAATTGTTGTTTTACATCTGGGTGCTCGTCAAGCCATTCGTGTAATTTTATGCCATTTTTTTGATATAATTCTTGTGCAATATCTGGATGCTTTTTCATATATCTTTGACAAGCGACCCACCCATCACCTTTTTGGCCGCCTTCTGTTTGATTATAATAATTATCATCTTCTAAAGCATTATAATATTTAATCCAGTGTTTTTCTTTTTCATCTAATTCTTCTTTTAAGCAAATTTCTAAAATTTCTTTTTTAAAATTTTCTTTACCATATTTTTCAATAGCCTTCGTTAATGCTATCCCGCTACCTAAATAATTATCATCAATGTATCCTGTGTGCTGTCCTATATATTGTTTTTTATTAATTAAATTGGTTGTTCGATAAATATAACTAATTTTTTCTTTCATATTTATCCCTCCTTTTCATAAGATAAGTATGTTATTTATGTTCCATCTATATCATTTTATACTTTTATTATAGCATAAATTTTGTTAAAGTCAAGTCTTTTTCGGGATATTTAACATAGACTTAACATGTCGGGCCAGGCAGCTTCTTAATATTTTTATAACAAAAGAGGGCTTACGCCCTCTTCCAGCTGTGACGAATTTTCCACTCTCCTTCGAACAGCTCCCATATTACAGCTTTCTCGCAGTAGGGTTTCAGCTGCTCGATTCGTTGGGCCAGCCAGTTCTCCATCTCGTCAAAAGTCTCAAACTCAATGCACATGATGGTGCCAGTGATGATGGTGTAGATGATTTTCCAGTTCTTCATTTTATTTGCTCCCTTCGCTCTTTCTGGATATATTATAACATGTCGAGAGGAAGAAGTCAAGTTAAAAGAATGTTAAAATGCTGGCCGGCCCGTTTGTTTACATAAAAATAACAAACCGCGCGGTTAGCTACTCCGCGCGGCTGGGCTTCAAACATCATTGACTTACCCATGGTCAATGGGGAACGGTTTTCGATCGTAATGGTGGGGTCAGTTCTCCACCGCCAAGTGGTCTGTTGCCCCTTGCTTTAGCCCATTGGAATCAATCCCTTCTTGCTTTCGACATATATATAATAACAGATTTTATGCTCAAAGTCAAGTTAAAAGATTGTTAAGTTCTGGCCGGCCAGAAGATTAACAGAGAGTGTAAACTCTCTGTTAAGTCATCGGGCGAACGATGAGGTCCGCCTGATCCACCCAATTTAGGCGCAGATGCTCCGCCTGACGCAGGGAGAGACCAGACAAGATAACCTTGTCAGTGCTGATCTTGTAAATTTCGTACATTTTTGTAGCTCCTCTCATTTGATGTATTTATTATATCACAGCTTGGTTCAGCTGTCAAGTTAAGATTTAGGAATCCTGCTCGGGATCCAGCCCGAGCAGCCATTGCACCCGCAGGGACAGTTCGTTGATACGAGCCTGCTGGTTCAAAACCAGCATCTCCACGCGGTCGATCTCCGCGTCCAGGAGAGGGGTATAAGAGGTGCCGATGTGCGCGTACTTGGTGCCCTTGAACTTCTTCATTTGATTACTTCCTCTCTCTCTTTGATGTACTTATTATAACAGATCGGAAGTTAAGAAACAAGCAATTCAATGTAAATGTTTTGTAAAGGCGCGGGCCGGGTAATACTTTAACAAGGATTTAATAAATGCCCGGCCAGAAAATTAGTGGAGGCTTACGCCTCCACTTGTACCCTTTCAAGGTACCAGAGGTAAGGGGTCATAGTGGTGAGGTAATCAACCGCAATGCGCGCCTTGATGATGTCCGCGCGGTCGTAGGTATAGGTCTCGGTAGTGGTGGTATTGCGGACGATGATGATGGTCTTCATGGGGTTGACCTCCTTGCTTTTGATGTATTTATTATAACATACGTTCATCAGGATGTCAAGAGATTTAAATGTTAAATTAAACCTCTGACTTTTCGTTAGCGCCTTTGGCACGCTTGCTGTCTTTGGGTACCCACAGATTATTCCGACCCTCACGCAAGTCTAATACCTGCCGCCCCATTACGTTAGTCCACACGTTGACGGTGCCTGCGCCAGCATAGCCAGTCCAGTCAGTTACAATTCTGTTGCCCTGCCTGTCAGTTACGCACAGAATGAAGGAAGCGTTACGATCAGTTTTTGCCCAGTATTCCGCATCTCGCAGACTTTCAAAGTACATATAGGAAGGCGTGTTAGCAAAATCCTCATAGTATTCTACTTTGAAATACCATTCACCAGTGCAATTCCAGTAAATTTCTTGTTCACGCTCAAACATCCTCTTTTTACGACCGAACAGCATTTTGTATTCCCCTCTCTCATTTGATGTAATAAGTATAACATATGGGGTATTATTTGTCAATACTTTATTGAGTAAAGTTTATGTAAATTGCGGGCCGGCCAAAAGTTTAACGCTATTTTAACTTGACATCATATAAATTTTAGTATATAATAAAGGTACAAAAGAAAGGAGAGAAGAACATGATGCTTGAAGTTAAGTGGTTTAACTATCGTGAACCTTTGACTGGTGAGGAAGAAGTTTACACGAGTATTGTTACCGAAGAAGAATATCAGAAAATGCGTGTGAATCCTCGAATTGCTTTTACCAATATTAAGAAAGCAGAGTAATCTGCTTTTTTTAAATATAAATAGTTAGAATAGACTAACTATTTGCCCGGCCCGAAAGTTTACTTAAACTTAATAAAAGGCTTCGAGATTACATCTCGAAGCCGAACCACCCATTTGCTTCCGCATTCTCGTAAGTGTTCCTGTAATTGAGCATGGTGGCGTAGGTTTCGCCGCGTTTGTTCATGCGGTAGAGTTCGATGGTGAGGTCATCTTTCAGACCGCGATCATGTCCGACCTCATCGAGAAGTTCGGCTTTGAGAAGCATTTCGTCGATCAGAAGGTCGCGGGTCAGACCGTGGGGATTTTTGGTGGTGTACATCATATTTTTTCTTCCTTTCTTTGTCCTCTTGATGTATTTATTATAGCATATGGATTCGGGATTGTCAAGTTAAGTTTTGATTTACTTTGAAATCATTTCAAAAATGAAATCAGGATTCCTCATGCTAAAATACCAATCAAGAAGCCAAAATTTAAAGGGACGATTGAAGCCAAATTTTAAAATAGTGCAAAGTTTACGAAAATTCATGGGGCCACGACCATGACGCTTATCCATTGCGCGCTTAAAGTTAACCATATTGAAGATGCTGATGGAAACGAAAATCGCGACGACGTACAGATAAGCCTTGAACATTTTGATTACCTCGCTTTCAATTTCTGTATATATAATAGCAGATTGAAATATAAAAGTCAATAGATTTTGATGATATTTTACATAGAATTAATAATCGCTGGCCGGCCATGAATTTTACATAGGATTAAAGAAGGCTTAATGCCTTCTTTAATCACAAAGTTGTTCGATGATGACCCAGATAATTCCGAAAACTAGCGGCGTTACCCAACATAGAGCACCATAAGGAACCTTACCCATAGACCACAAGATGAAGTCGATCAAACCAGTGAGAATGAGCAAAAAACTTATCTGAATACGCATAAGATTTCCTTTCTGGTTTTAAAGTGTTTCCTTCACTTATTGTATATAGTATAACATATTATGTATAACTTGTCAAGTTAAGATTAGATTAAGCCACAGAAGTGTGCTACAACAGGAGTTAACGGAAACATTATAAACATCAGAAGCATACGCCAATTAACTTTATAAGTTCCATTTTTATCTGTATCATCAGCATGAATAGTACCAAAGACACCGAGTAACGCGATAATAATTGTCCAAATAACAACTAAAAACTTCATTGTGTTTCCCTCGCTTTCTGTATATATTATAATCTATAAAATTTCAATTGTCAAGTTAAACTTATGTTAACTCACTGGCCGGCCAGAAATTAACGCAGACTTAACGCCTGCGTATTGCTTTTTGTTGGTTTTGATTAAATCGTTTGTAAGCGCTGACCTGTCGATATTCGTTATATTCTTGTTCAGTGATTTCTTTACCGTAAATCGCCATTCGTGTATGTTTGACACTCGGCATCCTACGCGCCTTGTCGCACGCTTCAAGAAGATTGGTCGCGCGAATAGCAAATTTAATTTCAGTGCTGTGACCGTTACCGCAATGACCACGATGACACATTACCATGTAAAACTTCATTTGAATTACTCCCTTCATTCTTTCTGTATTTATTATAAACTATTTCTCCATAAAAGTCAATAGATTGAATGTAAAGAATATATTAAATCATGGCCGGCCGAAAAATAACGAAGATTTAATCTTCGTTATCTTCTTCTTCCTCCCAATAATTCCTATTAAAATAATCGTTTTTGGCTTCATACCATTCATTCTCGAAAACTTCAAAGAAGTTCGGCATGTTTTCGCGCACTTTGGTGAAGAAGTCGTGAAAATTCATGTTGTTATAGACATGCTCTTCGATATCATCCCATGTCATTTCTTCAATGGCATTTTCCCTTGCTTCTTCCTCTGTCTCAAAACTAACATACCCATCAGTCCAAATCTTCGCCATTGTTTTAATCTCCTTTCATTTTCTGTATATATTATACACTAATTTCTTTTCTAAGTCAAGTTAATTATTTATTACGCCAAAAGTATATTTAACAGTAATCCAACGACATCCAGTCCAACCCTGATCACACTCATCGAAGCTAATTTCCCAACCTTCTTTTTCAAGAATGGTCTGCCGATAGGCTTCATAAACTTCATAACGCGCGCTTAGCGGCATTTCTTCCCAATGCTTATCTGCCATAATGTTTCCCTCACTTTCTGTATCTATTATAGCAGGTTGTAGCTTGCTTGTCAAGTTAAGGTTTTGTTAACCTTCGGGCCGGGCGACTGGCTGGATCACCTTGCGTTGGTGTCCAGCCAAGCCAGCATCTTGGCGCTCGTGGCGGCGATCCGGAGGACGTGGCGCTCGTTCAGCTTGGCGAACTTCCGGATGAACCGTTCGAACAGCTTCGCGCCCATCTTGTAGATGCTCACCTGCTCGTCGGTGATGGCGACATACCAGAACTCGGAGCTTGCTACCTGTTCAAAGTAGGCGGTCACGCTGGCGTCGAAGCTGTCAGCCAGCTTCATGTTGGTCAGGCTCGCCTTGGAGCTCTTGACGCTGGCGTTGAACTCGGGGACGTCGGAACCGACATCGAAGCGGGTATTAGCGTCCTTGCGGGGATCCAGCCCGTGAGCTGCCTTTGCGACAGCTTCCGCGAACTCGCCGCCGTTCATCCACGTGGCGCCGCCGTTGATGGAGAACTTTGCGCCTTTGCGCGTGGCGTCGTAGGTGTAGGACAGGGGCATCGCCGTGGTCATTTTCATTTCAAGCACCTCTCTTTCAACTGTATACAGTATAGCAGATCAATGTTAACTGGTAAGCATTTTTCTGTAAAGTTGAGGTAAAGTTGATTCTATTGTGAGTTGCGCTTTAATTCTACTTCTGGTTGATTCTATTTGTGGTAGAATCTACCTATAGTTGATTCTAAGATCAATGGTCAAAGATAGTCAAACCGGCCGGCCCGTTGCTTAATATATTCTTAATGTTAGTTAGTTTAAACTAACCTGGCCGGCCTGTTAAAAAGTCAATAGTCAAAGATAGTCAAACCACTGGCCGGCCAGTTTGACCTTCTTTGACTATTGACTGATCTGTTTGATTATGGTTTATTAAGAATTTGTTAAACGTCAAAAAACCTCTTGCTTTTTGTGTTCCGGTGTGCTATAATATAGTCAAGAAATGAGAGAGAGGTGCTACACAATGAAGAACCTGCTGAACGCCTACGAAATGACCTCCGCGGCCACCGCTTACATCATCGGTTTTCTGATGAATAACAAGGTCTATGAGATCATCCTCGACCACCTGCCCGAATGGCTGATCGGGATGGACCGGGAAAGCACTTCCCACGGCGGTGCTCGCAAGCTGCGGATTAGGATGACCGCCACGGCAAAAGCCCGCTTGAAGGCCGCCGGTGCCGCCTACATCGGAACCGCTGAGGAAGTCCTCGCAAGCCGCAAGAACAAGGGTGAAGCGTTCGAGAAATTCATCACTGAGCGCGCGGGGCAAGAGTGGCATAAGGATTCAGTCCCCTACTTCATCGACGGCGACCTCACGGTGAACGGCACAAAATATCAGATCAAGTTTGAATCCGCAAGCCTTGCCAATGAGAACACAATCCGCAAAGCACTGGAAGCGACCCACTAAGTGGGTCGTATTCCTTTACCTGCGGAGAGGTAGTATTTAGCACTTTAGCATACTAAAATCCCCGGGGACGATAGACTTTATCACTTTATCATAATAAAGTGGTTCGGGGCGTCGCTTTCGCACTTTAGCATACTAAAGTGGGCGGGCCTGTTTGACTTAATGGATGGAAATGAAAGAGGACTATACCTATCAATTTCCTCGGATTTGGAATGAAGCCATATTCTATCAAAAAGTTGACTTTCATGCTTCATTATGGTGAAGTGTTAGCACTTTATCATACGAAAGTGGTGCTTTAATGCGCTAAAGTGGTGTCGTGTTATCACTTTACCAGGCTAAAGCAGGCTCCTGGCCAGGTCCCGGGGGGTATGTTACAGGTTATTTAGAGTTATGTTAAATTTATGTTAAGGGCGCTCCACAAATTCCACCAACCGTCTAATTTTATAACTTAAATACTTGACAAATAATAAAAAATATGTTATTCTTACAATGAAGGAAGTTGTATCTCACATCAAATTGGAGATGCTGCTATGAAAAAAAAGTACTCATTAGACTATAGTATTGACCGTGATATAGACCGTCTCCACGCTATTGAAGAGATTCTAGACACTTTAGATACTAAACCAACTAACTCTGAACTTGAACAAATGGCCTCCTATATTCTTTATGGTAAAGACGAAAATGGAAAAAATTCTGTTCAACGTGGAGAAACCACAGACTCAAACAAAAGATATAAAAGCTTTCAGCGCGCCGCGGACAAAGTTCAATCATTAGATGAAATTTTAGATAATCCATTAGCAGACCAACAAACGCTTTAGAAAATGGACGAACGCTATATTTATACTAAGAAAAAACCTAAAATTGAATTACCAAAATATGATAAGAAAACTGGCGAATTAATAGACATTGGGGATGGCGATATCCCCGGTATGCAAAAACTATGGGACGACATTAAGAGATTAGATCATGTACTAGCTGTTAATGAGGGTAAGGTGCCGCCCGATGAAGAAACTCAAATTTTTGAAGACCCATATCGTCTCTATCAATTTCGTCATATGCTTATAGATGTGCGGCGCCATCAATATTATTTAAAAGACGCCTACAAACCTACCCTCCATTTTCTCGCGCTCACCCCTCCTAAAACACAAACCTACAATTGGGACTCCGACACCTTTTATTGGATTTCGCGCGAAGAATGGCAACATAGAGTAGATAACTCACTTTTATCTTCTGTCTCTCGCAACATAGAAGATTATGAAACAAGAAATGATGGACAAGAAGTAAAATGGGTTGTGCGCCACCAAGTCTTTGATTGGGAAAACCCAGCACATATAAAAGCATTATTAAATTTTTATAGTGCTATTTACATGGAATTATATGATAAATTGGATAGCTGGGGCCGCACCTTAATATATGATTTTGACCGCTACTTTAATATGTGTGAATTTAGTGAGATAAGAGAATATATTGTGACTAGAAAAATTGATAAAGCTTCACACGCGCAAATTGCGGCTGAATTACAAGAAAAATTTGGTCTTAAATATAATGAAAATCATATCTGTACTATCTTATCAAAAGAAATTCCAGAAAAAATGGCTTAGGCCGCAACAAAATACCGTATGTTATTGACTACTCCGCAACATGAACGTAAGAAATGTTTTACTTGCGGCAAAATGCTGCCTCGAAATAATTATTTTTTCGCAACAAATAATAGCCGCAAAGATCATTTTGCTTCTAATTGCAAAGAATGCGAGAAAAAGAAGCGTATAGAAAAAGGAGGTCAATCATAGTATGACAGACGAAATAAAGAAACGAAAATGTATGAAATGTAGACAGGAGAAACCTGAATATAATTTTTAGTATACTCCTTCTAAATTTTTCCCA